TACATGGCTCTGTTGCTGTCGCTGATCTTCTGGATCGGGGTGGCCTTTGAATTGCCTATCGTTATGCAACTGCTTGCCAGGTTCAGAGTTGTCTCGTACCTGCGAGCCAGTACGCTACGGAAGTGGGTTGTGCCAACAGCGTTTATCTTCGCTGCTCTCATTACGCCCTCACTTGATGGGACACTCACGTTCTTAGTTGCCCTGCCAATGCTAATCCTGTACGAGGCAGGTTTGCTAGCTAGCTGGCTCACACACCCAGAGGAAGGTAACTACTTCGCTGATTTGCCTATGGTCCAGAGGGGGCGACAGCTGATGCACAAGATGTACAACAAACTGAGATCAGGAGTGACCTGGGTTGCCCGAAAGGTGCGCTGGGCGATAGGGTTACCAGTACGAGCAGTCCGGTGGGGTAGCAGGAAAATCGTGTGGCGGTGAGGACTATTTGTAGGCCGCCTGGTTCTCTCTGGTTTCAGTCGGCCGCCCTCTTGCGCCCTCCGTTGGCTTCGGCTGGCGGGGGGCGTTTGTTTAGGAGGGTGTTAGTTTGAAAGAATGGCTGCCGGTAATCGTCGTATTTTCCGTTTACGGGGTCGTGTTGTGGTTTGGAGTCTACGTTTGCGACTGGTGCTAGTGCCATAGTCTAAGTTCACCCTGGCCAAATATGCACAGACGCGAAAGATCCCCGGTAATCACTCCGGGGATCTGGGCATATACGCCCCTGCGCTGCGCTACCAATACCAGCGCGTAAGTCACGGAGCCAACCGGACTTACGCCTAGTGTATCAGTTGGAAGCTGTTGTTCTCACCATGTCACTGTTATCTCCACTCGTTCTTCTCCGCGTGGACATCGCCACTTCCGCATTGCAATTTCGTCTACTTGGTTGTCATCAGTCCAGACACCTGCCTCAGAGAGAGCGTCTTCAGTGTGCGACAGTAGGTTCTTCAGGTCTGGTTTCTGCGTGTGGTCTGTGTAGGTAAGAGCCACCTTCTTCGGTGCGCTTTTCTGCCACGGAAGGTAAAACTTGTACACCGCTGTAATAGATGTCCTAGCAGGAACCGGAAACTGGCTGCGCCCAGCCTCTAACATCGCAACGAACGCTGCTTCTTTGACTGCCGCCTTCCATGCTTTCACGGCTGGCACGTTGTACATGCCTCGCCCACCGGCTGCAATGCGTGGTCGCTGAGTAGCCGCAACACCGGAGACTGTGATCTTTAGTTTAGGCATTTTCAGTACCATTCCGCCCCCCATGCTGCGACGGCGAGGGTTGAGATCAGCGCAATCCAGCCACCATATTCGAGTAATCGTTTCATGCTCGCCTCGTCAGTTCACGAGTCATTGCGGTTAAAGACAGTGCCGCTTGCTGTGGAACTACTGAATTTCCGAGGATTCGCAACTTGTCAGTTCGAGCCAGCCCTCGGGCAAGCCCATAAGCCACTCCACGAATTTCGGATTGAGTCTGCGTCGCTGGCGCAAGGTCGGGTCTTCGTTCGAGAACAGTGGCCCATCCTGCGCTATCTCTTGGACCTGGTGCGACAACATATACTGCATCTTGCCGTTCCGTGTACCAGCTGCGTCTTCGTTGGACGTTGGCGTCCACCACATCGCTTGTAACGACAAGGGAGTCCCTCCTTGCTCGTATTGCTTGCGCCTGTTCCGAACGTCGTCGCCGGTCGGGGTTGTCCAATTCTCCGCTGCTTCCTCCAGATTCTTCGCCGTCACGGTAGGCAAGGATGAAAGTTCGTCGTCGATGATGCCGATGACCTGCATCAGCCGCTTCGGTGATGATTTCCGTAACTCGATAGCCCAGTGCTTGAAGCCCGGATCGGACCTCCCACCAGTAGTAGTGAATAAGTCCAGTTGATGCGACATTCTCGAAGAAGCAAGCTGCTGGCTGAACTTCTCGTACCACTCGGAGAGTGTTAGGCCATCCGTTTCGGGAATCTTTGGCTCCTCGTTTGCTTCCTGCCGTGGAGAACGGTTGGCATGGTGGGCCTCCAATGACCCAATCCACTTTGCCACGCCACGGGTTGCCGTCGAAGGTGTTGGCATCATCCCAAATAGGTGCATCATCCAAGTCGCCTGTTTTGAAACGCGCAGTAAGTACGCCGATCGAGGTGATTTCTCTCTCCACGTAGCAGACTGTTCGAGCTCCAGGAATTGCCAATCGGAAACCGACGTCAAGACCACCGGCTCCTGAGTAGAGACTGAGGACGGTAGGTGTATCCATGTCAATTCACCTCCTCCGGTTCTCCGAGAAGATCCCATGCAAACTGAATCAGCCAGTGTTGAAGAATTTCCTCTCGCCGATTGAACGGGTACTTGCTGAGTTCTGCGTAGGTGATTTCGATTGTCATTCCAAGCCTCCAGGTTCTTTGGATTGATTCCAAGCTGTTGAGGACAGTTTACAAATCTACTCTTTGGCAGAGACGATCAGAGTTTGGAATTTGCTTTTGACGTCCGCTGCGGTTTTGCCGCCCATCGATGCGTTCCGAATCCAAGCGTCGGCAGCTTCCTCGGGTCGCATGGCGGCTAGTGGTGTGTCAGTGGCTACCCGCTGGACAACCACCCGTTCCTTTGTGACCTCGATCGACTCGACCCGATCGCAGAGTTCGTTCATGCGCTTTCGGACGTCAGCCATTGCCTCAACGGTCGGTTCGCACCCTTCCGCCTCGACATGGTGCTTCCATCGGCCTACGTCGTAGTGGCTAGTGGTCTCGTCAAGAGGGTCGGCGTATGTGGCGTCGAGCAGTTTCAACGATGTCTTGTAGGGAATCGTTTGGGAATCCCACTCATCGGTGTCGAGAACGACGAATGATTTCTGCTGCGGAGCATCGCCCCAATCGGTCGGCTGGCTGCTGCCCACGTATCCCTCCATTCGAGGGTCGTGAACGTGGCCGAGCGCAACGAAGTCGAATGCGTTGGCGAGGGTGTTGTAGTCGAACACGACGTCCTTGCCAGCCCATTGCAATCCGGGCGACGGCGCAAGATCATTCTCGCCTTTGCCATACGACACCATTGCATGACCGATGAGGACGTTTTTTCGGTCGGCGACGATCATCGAATTGAGTTCATCGAGCGCAACGGCTTGAGTAAGTTCGAGTTGGGACTTGAGTGTTCCATCACTAACATCGTAAGCCTGTGGCGTAACCCACGGTAGAAGCACGATGTTCACGTCCTCCATCGTGTACGAGAGGATTCTCTTGCGAGCCCATACCGCTTCGGCGGGAGAGGTAACTCTTGTAAGATTCCACGATGCGGATACGGATTCGGTCGACACTCCATCGTCGTGATTTCCGTCCGCACCTAGAACGACGATTCCGTTACTGACTAGCCGGTGAATCTGATGATCGACGAACCTGCTCGTCCATGTGGTCGGTCGACGGTGGTGAAAGATGTCACCTGCGAATGCGACTGCATCGAGCTTGTTGTCGAGAGCGTACTCGACGAGTTCTATGAATGGCTCTGCCCACTTCTCATCACTCACACCGAACTTGTTTGCGCCGATGTGTAGGTCGGCTGCTATTAGGATTTTCATTATTGTCGTACCTCCGAAGTTGCGTTGCCGACCGGGCGAATCTCTGTCCGCTGATCGACCATGTCCTGCACCGATTCGATATGAGTGATTGCGACGACATCGATGCCTGTGTCCGCAACCTTGTTGAGCATTTCGAGGAACTGGACCTGGTAGTCACCTGAGAGCCATGCGTCGGCCTCGTCGAGATACAACGTCTCGTAGTGAACACCGGCTGCTGCACCACCTACTTCTGCCATTCCGAGACGGACTGCCAGGGCGACAGCAACGGACTGAGCCCCTGATAGTTCAGACCACGGCTCGATGTCGCCTGATGGCGTCACCACACCCTCGTCGAACGTCTCACGGTCGGTCTCGGTTTGCGTCGTGAAGTAAATCTCGAATCCTGGTGCGATGACGTTGAGCCATCGGTTCGCTGCTGATTCGAGCGCACCGAGCGATTGGTCGATGATTAGCTGGCGGACGCCGTTGGTTCCGGTCATGGACACAACATGCTCCCACGAGGTCAGTTCGCCTCGTAATTCGCCTAACTTCTCACGTTTTTCTTTGAGGTCGGCGCTGGCCTTCTCGGACGTGGCTAATTGTTGCTCGGAGATTGTGAGCTCGGTGTTTGCGGAAGACTGCGCCTCGCGCGCGTCAATCACAGCACTTAGTTGAGCAATGCAGGATTGTCGCAATTCTTCGATCTTCTCCGGGTGGGGGTTCTCGATGTTTTTCAGTGACTTGCGAATCCGTCCAGCATCGGCGGACGCCTTGACTCTCTGTTCCAGCCACGAGGTCTTCGCTTTTTCGGCGTCCCCGATTCGCACGAGAGCATTCGCAGACTTGGAGCGGTCTGCCATGATGTCGGCATCTTGCCCGAGTTCCCTCGGTACATCGGTGAGTACGTTCAGCGGCGGCATTTCTGGAGAATTGGGCGGCTTTGTGAGCATCAAATCTTCGTACTCAGTTTTCAATGACGCCAAGTCCATTTTCCAATATGGATACATATCTATAAGCGCGAGCAGTTCACTAGCGTGTTCAGTCGTTAGCGGCTGTTTGCACTCGGGGCAGAATTTTGACGCTACCGATTCGCTGGCTGCTTTGACCTTGTTCAGCTTGGCAACGGTATCGACTATTGCGGTTGATCGAGAGTCCCGCCTTGACTGCCAATACTGTCGTTCGGTTCGCCATCTATCCATCGCCGTTTCGTATACGGCGAGCGCCTCGGTGTTAGCGAGCGTAGACGATTCGTTCGTTGCAATAACAGCGTTGATCTCGGCTTGACGCTCGGCGATTTTCACCTGATGCGCCTCGTAAAGTTCTTCGATGTCCTCTCGTTTGCTGGCAGCGATATTGAGGTCGGCGATCAGGTCGTCGAGGTCGGCTAGTGAGCGCGTCGCCTGATCGTGTTCATCTTCTCGGTCGGAGAGTTCGTTGATCTTGCTGATGATGAGGTCGGACGTTTCGATTGCGAGACTGTGAGCAGTTTGTTTGCTTGCGAGGTTACGCTCGGCAATAGCGAGATTCGTTGCTGCCGAATCGATCATGCCTTTTACGACATCGATAGTGTTGCGGTCGGTCACGAGGTTCGATGCAATTTCTTCAAACACCGGAATTGCTCCCGAGACCTCGGCAATGTCGAGTCCGAGCCCCTTCACAATTTCCTTTGCTGCGATTTCCCACGCGTCCCAGTCACCAGCGGCAGAAAGTATTTCGCGCAGGATTCCTTTACGGGTGTAGGCGTCAGCTTCGAGGAATTGGCCGGCTCCTTCACGTTGCCCGACGTAAGCGGTCATGTTCCAGACCTCGAAAGTTCCGACCAGGTCGTTGATCTTGGCTTGGGTTTCCTTGTTGATCGCCTGAGTAAGATCGTGCGATTTGCCATCTGTAAATTGTGTAAGGCTCAGTCGAGTCGTGCCGCCCTTGCCGTTCGGTGCAAGTAGGAATCGGCGACTAATCGAATAGCGTTCCTTGCCGACTTGAATCAGGACTGTCGCTGTCATGTCTCTCTCGCCGTGGCGAACTAGATAGTCCTGGCTCCGACCCGGCGTCTTTCCCCAAATCGACCAGCCTGCGGATATTCCTTGCAAGGTGGTCTTCCCTGACCCGTTCGGACCCGTTATCAGGGACAGTCCGGACGGGACTTTGTAGTGCGCCTTTTGGAACGTCCGCATGTTTGCGAGTTCCACCTCTAATATCTTCATCTGTTGGCTCCGGGTGGCACTCGTGAGGGCATCGCCCTGAGTACCTGATATTTCGCGATCGTTCTAGTCTGTTGGTAGCCCACTTCCCGCTACACCAGCCACATTGCCCATGCGAGCAAGCGGCGGTGAAACGGGGTTCTCCCTGTCGGGGTGCGCCTACCACGGAAGTTCTTCAACGTCCTCTTTCACACCGTCAGTCTCGACAATGGTAGTAATCGGAACAGGGACGCACATCAGCTTGACTGCATCGATGATTTCATCGAGATCGTACTCGGCTGACCGAGTCATTCTTGCCACGCCTTGCCTACCGTTCGCACCCTCGAAGTTGAACTTTTCAATGTCCAATTCACCGAGACCTTTGATCGCCGAGACGACTTCGATTACAAAGCCTTCCGGGTCTTCTTCCGGGTTTACTTCCGGGTTTGCGGTTGACTCTGGCTCAACAATGGCTTTCATCGGGGTGTCGTCTACAACTCCACCCGACTCGGCGTCGAACGTGCCGATGTAAACGCCTAGTGGTGCTGCTTGTCGCATTACTCGTACCAGCGCACGTTTCTGTGCGATCTCACCAGCGTAGCCACCAGTTTTGGCAAGTGGGTTCTGTTCGCCAGCACCGCCAGCTTTCCCGAAATCGGTTGCGATAGGGAATCTCTGACCGCCAGCGACTTTGTAGTAAGTCGCAATGAACGCATCTTGGTCGTCTTTGACTTTGTACGCCTTGCGTTCATCGGCAGTCATTGGGCGAGCATCTGAACCACCGTCCATTGCGGCGAGTGAATTCTTCGTCCAGAAAATCCAACCGTTGAAGTTCATGTAGAGGCCACCATGAACGATGTTGAAGTGTTGCGGAATGAATCCCACGGTGCGTAGCTGCGCTGCTAGGCGTAGGTCGGCATCGCTGATGGCGTCGCCGAATCCGTCCACGAGATCGGCGAATTGCCTCCCCGTCTCACGCAGTTCGATTGTTGTTGGCTCTCGCAGGGCGAGGGCTGTGTTTGTTGTCACTTTGACTTCTCCAAACTTGTCTCTGAGTCGCGACTTGATAGCCGCGTTCTGAGTATTGTCTCCGGTTAGATACTTTTCAGTCTCCGAGGAAACGCGCACGAGAGAGACCGGAGATCCCTCGCACTCGTTACACCACGACAGTCCGTCCTTCATTCCTAGTAGCCCGTCAGGGTGTTCGGAACAGGCGTTTTTCCTGATGTTTCGGAGCTCGGCACGTTTTTCTCGGAGTCCCATTTAGCTGCCAGCGATCTTGCGCCCTAGTTTAGTAAGACCTTCTTCGCCGCGTCGCACCATGTTTAGCATTTCCTCTACGATGTCGAGGGTTCCTTCGGTGTTTTGGTACACCTTCGCTGCGACGGCGTACTCGCCCTTCGCATTTTGCTTCGCCTCGATTGAGGACTGGCTCACTCCCTGAGTGACCGTGTTGTGAGTAACCATGCTGGCTCCGTTCTTACGCGCAACAGCCCGGACATCCTCTCTACTGGCGTCCGGGCTGTTGCGAAATTCGATTTTAGTTCCAGTAGAGAGTCTTCTCAGTTTACACGATTCTTTCGATACCCCGCTTTCCAAGCGACACTGTCTATGTCTTCGAGCATGTGGTCAGCCGGTGAGGTCTTGCCGGTCGCCCAATTTTGGACAGTGTTTATGTGTACACCGAGGGCGGTAGCGAGTTCCTTGTACCCGCGACTGTTTGCGTGAGCGCCTGACGGTCGTAAGTGAAGGCATACGGCTTGAACTTTTACCGACGACGGCTCCGGTCTAGTCCTGTTCTTATTGGCTCTCTGCCTGTTGTTGCCTTTCACGATGTTTGGTACGGGTGACAGGTTAGAATCCAGTCGCCAGGGTGTCCAGGTATTTCCGTTGTTTGGAACACCCTGGTCGAAGGGTCGAGTTGCCTAGCCTGTTCGACTTCTTCTGAGCAGTTGCAGAGATCGGACAGGTCTTCCGGGTCAAAGTCTACGGAGTCGTGGAAGGCCACCGTCTGTTGTAACTCGCCTATGAGTTCCGACGCGACTTTGGTAGCGGTGAAGTGAAGTGGGACTGTGCCTATTTTCAGCGCACCGAGCAGCGACCCTCCGCATCGCTGATTTTCTAGTCGGAGTACCGACAGTGGGATTGAACTTGGGTTAATTGTCATTGCTTACATCCATTCCAGCATTGCGTCGTCGATGGCGACGTTGATTTTGTAGTAACCGTTCATGTCGCAGCCGCCATTGCGGCATTTGAACGTGAGGACGTCCGTGTTAAGACCGTCGTGATCGAGTAGGTCGGGCTGTGTCCAGTTGGTGACGTGTTCGTGTTCGGTGTCGAATGATTCCGACCACGCAAGCATCGCTTCCTTACTGCCCCATGCAACAGGTGGAAACTCACCATGCAGCCACCAGCACCACTCTTGTATCAGTGGATAGTTCGTTCCGTCAGCGCGGGCGAATACGGCGATAAGGTTGTTGGAGAGGAGTGCTTGGAGAAAATCTCCGGGTAGCTGCCCTGTCTCCAAATAGCGTTTCAATCCAGCGGTCATTTCGTGGTTTGGAATTTGCCCCCATTGAATGTGGTCAAATTTCTTAGGACCTGGCGCGTCATTCGTCATTGTCTATGGCTCCGTAACTGTTAATTGTCGATGCTCACCGCACCGCGGATACGTCCGACCCGGAGGTCGGACGCATCGACGGGTCGATCAACCTGCGTGGTAGTGAGGTGCGTCAACGTCCGGGTAGTCCCGGCAGTCGCACACAGAGGATTTCGAAATCCTCTTATCTCCGGGGACAATGTCGTAGTCGATCACCTCGACGCTGATTCCCGACTCTGTTTTGTTGCGAATGTGCTGCACCAGTCCTCCGCTGATGTAGACGACGATCTCAGTCTCGGGTTTGGTCATAACGATGCCACGTCGCAAATGGGCGAACCGCAGTCGCAGTCGTGCCACGGCCGCCAGTCGCTAGGGCGACAGTCCGCCATAAGCCTGATGTACTCGTTGTGTATGTCGATCTGGCGTTGAACCTCGGCGTCCTCGGCGTCGAGCCTCGCCTTCAATGCTGCGATCTCGGGCGGGTGTAGCGGGTCAGGGCAGGGGCAGTCTTTACCGACCACCACCCTGACCTCGCAGTACAGGCAGAAGAAGCAAGCGAGGTCATTGCCGTTGGCGAAGCTGTGCGTCGTGCGGTTTAGGTACTCGCAGAACTTAGTCTCTGCCCAATCCCTGCACTCCCTGAACGTCCCGGTGAACTCGTTGACTCCGTCGACGTACTCGATTTCATCGTCGGTGCAAGTGAACGCAACATAGAAGTTGCGTTCACCCTCGCCGACGAAAATAAACGTGTCGTATTTGTCGTCGATCATCACGTTGAGGTAGTAGGTCGGAACCATAGTGAATCCGCCGGTTTGCTCGACGTGAAAGGACTTGATTAGTTCGGCAGGTACGGCAGTCGAGAATCCCTCAAATTCCTCGATGCCGATCTGCGTGATTATGTCAACGCTAGCCATGTTTACAGCCTTTTCGTATGTGTCTCCGAATTTCACGAATACAACTCACTTTCTTCGATTACGATCACGGTAGACCAGAGTTCATCTGATTTTTCCGTGTCGTACATTGGCTCAATCAAAACGCGTGGCTCGCTGAAATCTTGCATCTCTGCAATGTATCGCCGAGCATCCCCGGTTGTACCTGACATCAGGTCTTGCGAGGGCTTCTCAACAGTGCAAACTCGGTGCTTGCCGAGTAGGCGACGCCACCACGAAACGTCGGTTCGTGTGACCACAATTTTGTAGGTCATTCCGACGCCTCAATCTGCGCCCGATGAGCTGCGATTCTAGCCTCGTTTTCGGCGATAACTTTTGCGATCTTGACCTTGTAAACCTCGGGGAATAAATCTCCGAGTTCATCGTCCAGGCTCTCATTGATTGCGCCGACCCAATAGTCGTTCGTAATCCACGTTTGGAGGTAGTCGAGCAATGCCTTATCGCTCGGCATCGGCTCATCCTTGTACCAGTCGTTACCCGCTATTGCGTGTTTCACGTCGTCTATGTGCCACCTGTTTGACGGGTGGTAGTCGTCAACGCCCAACTCGCCCGACTGGACGTCGTGGTCGGTCGGGTAGTGAGTCACGGCGCAGAACGCACACACTCCTGCACAGTCGCACTCTGCGCCGTGATCGCCCGCGACGTTGGCGTAGTGAGTGTTGTAGATGCGATTTAGGCTCTCCAAAGATTTAACCTGGTGGAGTTCATCCTGCTCGACCTTGCACTCCGGGCAACCCTCAACCGTGTCTGAATGGTCATAGCAAACAGTAGTGTCACCGTCTCGCGTTCGGCTCCCTTGAATCGAATCGTCGAATCGAGTGTCGAACGGGTTGACAGGCTCGGGCATACCGAACGTCGGCACAACTGACGGGTTGTTAGCGTCCTGTGGCGACTCGTAACCGTCTAGGTGTACCCATCCGAGTCGATGGTCGTGGACTACCACGTTCGCGTTGGGGTCTTCCCCTGCGAGCGCGGTGATGATCTCGTGAACTTTCATTCTCTTGTCTCCGTTTCGTCGCTATCTGGCGACTCATCAGCAATGGCGAAGTAGCCACTGGACGGCTCTCGCCGTCGCCTATGAACCGGGGGGAGCGGTCTCGATGAGCCCGCCAGTCTCAGGCGTCTTGAATACGCCGTACTGCTTCTCCAATGCCCGGAGTACGTCTTTGCTAGGTGCGACGTGGCTCGTGTCGGTCTTCACTCGGTGAATGAGCATGTTGTTCTTCCGCGCTCGGGTCTTGAATCCCATTAGCTTGAAAGTCTCTCGGGCGTACTCGAATTCCTTGAACAGCCAGTCCGGGTCGAATGCTTCGAGGTCGTGCCATTTCAGCCCGGCGAAGGTCTTGTACGCCGAGGACTCTTTGGTCTGGACTACGCCGGTCTCAGATATGGCGTTCAATTCGAGGTTGAATTTGCCGTTATCACCGCCTTCGTAATACGTTCCCTTACCGAGTTTTATCTCGATCTCGAACTTCGCTGCGACTGCCGCGAGCGCGGTGTCGATTGGCTCTCGAATCGCCTTCATTAGATTTCGGTCGATCTCTGTGGTCATTGTCTGTGGCTCCGTTTCGGTCGTTACTGCGACCTCATCAGCGATGCGAAGAAGCATCGGACGGGCGTTGCCCGTCACGTACTCCACTCTGGCTCCGGTGTGAGCCATTGGTCGTCGCCAATCGTCACGATCACGTAAGCGGGGCAATACATACACCTGATACTCAAGCAATTCTCGTGCTTGTAATCAGCTTGCATCGCGTCAGCCTCGTGACCTTCTTCGTTCGTGCATGTGGGTGCGTTCATGTTAATCACAGCCTCCCAAGCAAGCGCACTCGTCGAGGCAACCTCGCACGTTACCGCACTCGTCGTCCTCGCAGTCAATCTGCTGGCAAGGACACCCTTTGTATGTCGTGCAAGAGCCCTCGCACTCGCACACGATGTCGCTTTCATCCGTTAGCCTCTCGACCTCAATCCAAAAGTCCGTTCGCCACCTATCGTGTTCCGGGTGGTTGACCTCAACGCCGTCGATGATTTCGGGCTCGGGCTGCGTCCAGTTGGTATCGTCGAGGATTGCTCCAACATGCTCAGTCCATTTGAGCGACCCTATCGGCTCGGAGCATGGGTCGCCCGCAAGGCGAGCCGCGACTGTTGCCGCGGCTCGCTTCGGGTCTGCTAAATATTCGGAGGGTAAAAATCGGTTGGTCATGGTCTAAAAATCCAAGACGATAAACGCCTCGGAGTCTCCAATCTTGATAACTGTGGTGTGGTTCTCGACTTCGTCTAGGTCGGCGTAATCCTCGCCGTAGTTCTCGCAGAATTCCGCGAAGGTTGCCCATTCGGAATACTCGGAGCAAATAGCGATGACGTCGAGTTGAATTTGATCTTCGTCGGTCTCGCACGACTCGAAATAGTCGAACAATGCTTCCAGTCCTTCATAGGTGAAATTGTCAGGTCTCACCGACTGGAACCGATCTCTAAAATCGTAAAGCGTTACTGTCTCAATCATTGGGGATATTCCTTTTAAGGTGTGATACGACGATCTCCATTTGGTCGCTCGGGACTGTCCAAGCCTCAACGCCGCCGTCGAGGTTCAGCCCGAATTGCGTGTCGTGATCGAGTAGGGTCTCGGCGTAGTACCGAGAAATAAATTGGTCTCGATTGGGTAGCGATGTCGTGTCGAAAAATTCGATTAAGGGTCGGTCGCTATCGTTTTTGTTTGGAACGATGGCAACCCGAAATAGGCTTCCGTCGATTCCTAGAACTGTGAGCATGTTGGCTCCGATCTGCCGCGGCCTCTTGGACCGCGGCGGCTGTGGGTGTCTAGCACATTCCAAGTCGGCGCAGGGGCGACAGTTTGCCGTGTGGGCATATTCCGTCGGGCTCGACGTTACAACCGTCCTCCGCTGCGACTACTGACATATCGCCGTACCCGTCAGGGTCTAAATCTTCCTCACCTCTCAACAGGTGGTCTAGTCCTTGCATCATTCTCAATGGCTCCGTTCTTTGGGTCACTGTGGCAGTTAGTCACAGAATGTTCCCCGCGAGGCGTGTGTGTCCTCGCGGGGTCGATCTGTGACTAACTAAGTGTGAGTTCGTCGGCGGCTTCTCTCAGCGTGTTCATCGCGTCGCTGATGAGGTCGTATGCGCTTGTTAGGTGTTCGCGGCGTTCTTCGAGTGCTTCGCCCCGCGCTCCTTCCTGTTGCGCCTCGCTCATGTCGTCGAACTGCTCGGATAGTTCGTCCTCGAGTTGGCTGGCGGTGGTCTCGTGATCTGCAAGAATTCGCTCGGCGATGTCCTCAAGCGCGTGTCTCAGTTTGTTAGTTCGGCTTGCGATTGTCATTACTTCACCCACGATGACGGGATGGTTCCCGATGCGCCGGGGCTTGCGTCGAACTCGGCTGCGGCGGTGTCGCCGCCGTTGTCACGCCACATGGCTCGCATCGTCTCGGGCTCAACGACGGCGTCGGCGACCCGTCGGGCTATTCCGACGTGGTGCGAGGTGGTCATGCTGTGGAATTCGTTCGAGGCGTCGAACTGCCCGACGATCTTACGACCTTTGGGGGTCGTGGTTCCTATCCTGAGAGCGTAGCTGTAGAGGTCGTGACCGTTCGTTGATAGGTGGGCGGTGTTGGCGGTTGCGCCTCGTGTCCACGCTGCGACGACGTCGGCGTTTTTTGGGACTGTGTAAAAGTTCATTTTCGGTTGGCTCCGTTTGCGGGTGATTAGCCCGTGGTTATTCGTTGCTAGCTTGCAACGGGCAGACGCACAAACCCGGAAGGCTTGAACGGCTGCCCGGTGTGGTGCTACGGACGTTGAGAAGCTAGCACCTCAACAATTTCGGGATGAGCGCAGCAAAGTACATCGTCGCAAGGTTGGAAGTTCTTTACGTGGCAGTCGATGCAACGACCGACCATTTCGTTGTGGATATCTAAAAAATACCCCTCGTGAGGGTTGAAGAAATCGCCCTTGCAATTTGAACAGGTGAAATCGGGCTTTCCTTCCTGCTCGGCGTAGAACGCATCTCGGTTAAGTTGGTTCTGGATGCTGCACCGTGGGCAAAGGTTATCGGCGTCGAATTCCTCGAACCCGGATTCCTGACACCCGGCACACTGTCGCTGGTATTGCTGTTCTCGTGGGCAGTCGTCCCACGTCGGCGCAACGTGCATAACCGAGAGGCAGAAGCTGCACATCGTCCCGGCTGCTATTGCAATGCCGTCCTCGTGCTGCTGCTCGTCCTCGGCTCGCATTTCTTGGTAACTGTTCATTCGCTTGGCTCCGTGTTGTCGGGTGATTGTTCCCGCTTGTTTTCTGTTTTCCGCACCAACTCCCAAACATAGCAGAAATTGCCACAAGTCACCACAAGATGAGACACGCTCAAACTCAAAATTGCTCAAGGTCGGGACGTGGGAACGCGGGCGAAATCATTTAACCTGGTAACCCTATTTAAAAATTTTTACTCCTTTTTAACTTGCTTTGTCCTTGTGGTTATCTGTTTAATCAGGGTTAGAAGCTACCAACCCAAACAGCCCGACCGGCACGAAATACAGCGCAAATATCGATTCAGCTCCAAACGCACTGCGAACAATCCGAACCGCTGAACCCGGATATATTCGCCTCATTCCTTGCCCGCTTGCACCGGGGAGATATCGAGAGTTAGCGACCAACCGAAACCACGACCAGGAATCTGGCCAGGGATTGAAAATAGATTCCTGGTGGTGAACGGGAAACCTTTAAGGAAGGGCGACACGCGGCAACGCCGCAACCATTCCGGAGGCGCAGCACAGCGGAGCCGGGACGCAAACCACCCGCCAACCTGAACCATAGGACCGCGCGCAAATAACCGTAAATTCAGGGGTGTTGTGGGTCGTCTGGATCATCTGCGGACGCTCTCCGGGGAACTCACAAGGCCGTTTTAAGCAGGAATCCAACATCCAGACGGAAACCGACCTTGCAACCGTTGGACGGTGCATTGTCGGGTTTCGGGTCAACAGTTGCCTAACCGCTGATAACCTCGAGGCGGCAGAAATACGTTGCCGGTCGGCGGTATTCGTAATAAAAAAGAGCTGCTAAATTACGGTATCCGTAAACGATCAAGGAGATCCCCACACATGGAAAATCAAATGTCCCTGACGCCTCGCAGGCTCGAATTCGCACGGCAATACGTCGCCACCCTCAACGGCTCGCTGTCGGCACGTCGGGCGGGTTATGCGGTCAAGTCGGCAGGTGCGGAAGCTAACCGGCTGCTTAAAGATGCTGACGTTGTCGCGGAGATCGCACGCATCCGGGCAAGTCTGGCGCAGTTGGTCGACGTAACGCCGGAACGGGTAGCGCAGGAACTCGCCGCGCTTGCCTTCGCTGATATGGGCGACTTCATCCGGATAGATGCGGCAGGGCTACCGGGGCTCGATTTGTCGGGCGTCAATCCTGCACAACTGCGAGCCATTGCCTCAGTTAAGACGGACGGCAGCGGTGAAACGTCTATCAAGCTGCACGATAAGCACGCGGCACTGGTGACGCTAGCCCGGACGCTTGGAATGGTGCAGGACGGCTCGACCAACGTCCTCATCCAGACGCACGACACGGCTAAACTGGCGGTTCTAACGACTGAGGAACTACGGAAATCACTGGATACTGGCGTATTCGAGGCGAAATCACTGACGCCGCCGACTACGTGAAAAAACCCCGGAGCCGAGGTACGAGGCGACTTCCTTCTTTGTTCGGAGATCGTACTAAGGATTCAACTTACTTGCATCGGCCTACCATGACCATTTTAGACCCCCCTACCCCCGATCCCTTCGAGTCTGACCCGGAGGTATGGGTCCATATTTTCTCTCCACAAAATCTGAGTCTAAAAAGGTGATGTCATGGTGTTGATTCGTTCTGCGACTGTTGCTGATGTTTCGTACATAGTGTCTTTGCATAAGAGGTTGGGTGAGTATTTGGGCTTGGTCCCAATGGGGACGTATGAGAGTCGTTTGCATCATTTGAAGATAGCGGAGGAGAATGGTGATCCGATTGGTTTTGGTTATGCGGGTGAGCGTTCAGGGATATTGACGTTGCACCAGGTGGGTGTTCAGGACGATGCGCGTCGTTTGTCTGTGGGTAGTGCGTTGGTGGATTCGTTTATAGGTGGATCTGTCGCTTCTTTGGCTCGTTGTCGTGTTCGTGACACGATTCCTGACCGGGATTTTTGGCCGGCTATTGGTTTTGTGGAGTCGAATCGTGTTGAGGCCGGGAAAAAGCGTGGTAAGGAGCTGATTGTGTATCGTCGAGATTTGCAGCCGACATTGTTTGAATAAGGAGTTGTGATGATTGTGCGATCGGCAAAAGGTGATGCCAAGAGATTGTCTAAGAGCGATGTAATCGTAGAGCCCACGTCTCATCTGGTGTGTTGCCCTAAATGTTCGGGTGTTTTGGTTGGTGGTGGAGATATTCGTTTAGAGGACCTGCTTTGGTGTGTTCACTGTGGCTGGCGTCCTCTTGCTCGGGTCTCATTATCCGAGCCTGTATGATGTGTTCTTACTTGTTAGCCCTGGAGGTTATAAATGTCGTTAAATTCGGATCGTCCTAATCGTTGTTCCTGTCCTGAGTGTCCTTGTAAGTTCAATGTGAAGGGCCAGGACGGTTCTCTTGTTTGTAAGTGGTGTTCTGGCGGGGATCATCGTTCAGATGACTAGTCCAGGTGTACCAAGTGGCGGTGATTGGGAATATGGCTGCATGGCGTTGCTTGGCGAGCTTACTCCTGACGTTGAGCCGGTCGTTTGTGGCGACGAAGTCGGTGCTTTTCATGGAATAACGATGGGTAAATCGCTTTCGTTCCGTATAGGTATCATGCTTTGCAAGCCTCACGCCGACGAGATCATGGCTGCCCAACTAATCGACTCGACAAAGCCATCTGGAGTGTGAAAATTGGTACTCAAACCCCTTCAATTTGACGGAGAACGGTTACATCCACCTGGAGCAGACGCTAGATGGGTGCAATGCGACAACTGCGACGACAAGTGGTGTTCCGTTCACTGGTTACACGCCTTTGAATGCCCTTGTCCTGGTTTAGAAAACCAGCAGTACCCCGAAGATGGTTCTAAGGGATACAACCCGTATGACGAGATTGGACCGATTGACCGGCCCGAAGATCAGCCGGTTCGAGATAGTACGTGGTAATCTGACGACGTAGCGGGTTAGAGTCCCGTACCCGCTACTATTTTGCGCCGACGTCTTGTGTGCAACCTCCAGGCTTCCGTATGGGGCGTCGGCCACCATTTGAAAGGCCATCATGGCAAAAAAATCCGAACTAGAAGCAGAGATCGTGGATCTCAAAGCGAAGATCGAACAGTTAACGCATGGCGACTGGAACAACTGTAGTGGCCCTACCTGCACTACGATCCGTGAGACTCAGGGCTCGCATACGGAAGTAATTACAGTCGACGATTTGCTAGCCGCTGCTGCGAACAAGTAGTCTTCCTAAATGACTACCGAAGCCCAATTCACTAAAAAAGAGATCGAACGAGAACTGGCTGCTCGTTCATTTAAGGACTTCGTAAGCAGACAAATCGATCGAGATGACGGACAACTACCGTCATCGATCGTCAAGATAACCGAGCCGCCCGACGCATTTGGGTCGGGCGGAGGCGTCATCGACTTCGAGATGTGGCCGAATCTCGCTGAAATGATCGATTTGCTAGGCCAACACCGCCTTCTCAACGTAATGAAGGCTCGCCAGGTCGGTCTTTCCTGGCTTATCGCTGCATACGCTCTCTGGTTTGCCATGTACCACGAGGGAGCCGTAGTGCTGATTTTCTCGCAAGGACAAGGTGAAGCGACTGCTTTACTCGGGAAAATCCATAAAATTTGGGACAATTTGCCGGAATGGCTTCAAGAATCGATCGGACTCGACAACTCGACTACGATCGAATTCCCAGGTATGAAGGCGAAGATAAGCGCCCTGCCCTCAACCGAAAAGGCTGGACGATCGGAAACCGCTGCACTGGTCATTCAGGACGAGGCTGACTTCCATGAAAACATCGATGCCAACTTCGCAGCTGTAAAGCCGACCATCGATAGTGGAGATGGTCAGCTAATCCAAATATCAACCGTCAACAAAAAGAAAATGTTGTCGTTGTTCAAAGAAACTTTCCGAAATGCTCGCAAGGTTTGGGAGATCGGCGACGAAAACGCCATGCGTCGCAAGACTAATGGCTTTGTTGCTACGTTTTACTCTTGGAAAGTTCGACCATCTCGAGACCAGGACTGGTACGACCAAGTCAAATCCGAAGCACCTGACACAGCGGAAATGTCTGCCGACCTTTATATGGAGCAGGAATACCCGAATTCCGTGGAAGAAGCACTTTCACCATCCAGGGTCATGGCAGCATTTGATCCCGATATTCTTCGATCAATGCTCGATTCTTCTCGAGAACCTATTGAAACTGACGAGAACGGTGCTATCAGGATCTTCCAGCTTCCAGAAGTCGGCCATACCTACACAGCTGGATCAGATACCGCTCATGGTACTGGTGGCGACAGGGCTGTTACTGCTGTTGTTGATATACAGACCGGCGTTGTCGTAGCTGATGTTGTGGGAAATTTACTATCTCCAGAAGAATTTGCAAGAATGTCGGTAAACTTACTCAAGCGTTATTGGGACCCTGTTTGGGGTATAGAAGATAACGATTGGGGCATATTGACGATTCGTAAAGCCGAAGAACTTGGATACACGAACCTTTCAGAGCGTCAGACGCCTAGTGGGCAAGACTCAGGAATCCACGGGTGGCATACTGACGAACGCACTCGGAATCTCCTGTACGGTGAATTGATCGAAGCAGTCAAGCAACACCTCGTTATATTATTTTCTAAGGATGGAATCGGAGATTTCATGTCTGTAATCCGTAATCCTGATAAAAACGGTCGAATCGAAGCCATCGAAGGTGGCAACGACGACTATCCGATCGCAGTAGGCATTGCATGGCAACTCCGTAAAGACGCATCGGCATACTCAGAAGTCACAGAGGTTCACAAACTTGGCTAAAAAAACTGGCTACACAGCAAAACCTAAGACAAAAGCAAAGTCGAATAAAGACAAAGCAGCCCAAACTCGCGCCGAGGAAGCCGGCGAAGATGCTGAAAAGCACGTAGAACCAGGTCTCTGGGATAAGCCCGAAGACATCATGCTCGCCATCAAGGCCAAGCAATCTGAAATGGAAGCACTCCGGACTAGGATGGACGAGGATTTTGACGTATATCGTCAAGAAGAATATGACGCAAAGGCTGGATACGAGTCCTACACGTCAACAGCCCCCAAGAACTATTTCGATAAGATCCTTCACGGGATCAACCAGGCGAATCTAACGATCAATATCAAGACGAAAGAAGACTCTGATCGATCCGAAAGAGATTCCGCAAACTCGGCTGAATTGTACTTAATTGGAGCCCTCAACGACATAGATCGCGTAAATCGCAAGAGGAGAGTAAAAGCCCTACGACGCGCCCTCGGGTTTATGGCTTGCTTACGTGGGTGGGTCGCACTCCGCTGCTTGGTTTACGTTCCAAAAGGCGAGAAACAAACAATTTTCGAGGTTTCTGTTTGGGACATGATGCACGTTACCTGGGAAGACGGCCCAAAAGGTCCTCTCTGGGTTGCGTATCAGCGAAAAGCTACTAGGGCGCAGATCCATGCTGAATACGGCGTCGTGATCGGTAAAGCTGATGCAATGATTACCGACTTCTGGAGTGAAGAAAAGAACTGTGTAATTCTCGATTCAGGCGAGTTCTTGAAAGATCCTGTCGACCACGGAATCGGTCACGTACCTGCATGGATCGGTAACGTCGGCGATATGCCTGACATTCAGACCAAAGACTTCGACGGTGCTGGATCGCAATCGATCAATACGCTCGAATTTCAAGGTGAGTCCGTATGGACAACTCCAAAGGGAATCATCGAGCCTCGTAATAGGTATATCTCTCAGCTAATGGATACCGCTAAACGGGCTGTTGCTGGATCACTCGTTCACAAATCAAAGAACGGCAAGAAGAAAATCAAGGGCGACCCGTATGCCTCATTCATTGAGATCCCGATCTCTGAAGATGAAGAAATAACGCCACTGGTATTGCCGTCTGCTCCACCTGAAACGGCTGCAATCCTGTCCGTATTCGACCATGACTGGCAATCTTCTACTCTCCCGTATCCTCTTTCCTATGGTGGTACACAAGCTGCTGAGTCTGGTCGGGCGCTTGCAATAAGGATCGATAACACCAGGTCAGCATATTCCCCACGAACTTCCCTAGTTCAAGAGGCATATCAGTGGTTATGTGAAGAACTTCTTTCACAATTCGCTAATCCGGCTCGTAAAACCAAGAAAGTTCAGCTCCACGGAAGCGATCCAAAAACCGAGGAATACTTCGTCAACGAATGGAAGCCGTCAGATTTAAAACGGGACTGGATTGTCGAGGTCAAAGTAGAACCCCGACTACCTCGTGACCAGGAAACCGAAATCAATATGGCCCTTGCTGCTTCACGAGGCGATCAACAGAATCCGCCGATCCTGTCTATGAGGACTGTTCGCAAGGATATTATTCAAACTCCGAACCCTGATCTGGAAGATGACCGTGTTCTTGTCCAGCAAGGGAAGTTATTGCCTCCAATCCAAATGCGTTTGCAAGCTGACGCTATGCAACGTGCCGGAGACGAGGAAGGCGCTCAACTCGTACTTGAATATGCACAGGGATTAGAACTCTCTAATCGTGAAAATATAGCAGCGGCAGAGCAACAGGCTCCGCCGCCTGGACCTGAACAACCACAGGAAACCCCTGCTCCAACCGAGCAAGAAATGAATATACTAGAGCAAGTATTCCAGGTCCTTGAAGCTATTGGGGCAGAAGAACTTATGGAAGAACTGGCAGGGGCATTATCCGGTCAAGTAGAGCCTCGTCCTACTCTAATAGATGAAATTATCGAAATATTAGTGCAGAATGGTCAGCAAGAATTAGCTGAACAGTTTGTTGCACAACTACAAGGTGGCGGCGAAGCACCGCCAGTCCAATAGGAACTTATCATGGTACATATCGCCGACCACCCAGCTACTGGGACCCCCCTGTTTGATCCTGGTGCATTACGACGGGGCCCCAACCCAGATGCTGATACTTCGTTTGCAGATCTTAATCAAGCAGACCCCTCGTTATATGAAAGCATGTATTTGAAGTCGATTGGACTTGATGGAATAGGTCCACGATCTCGACACGATCAGTGGCGAGCAAATCGTTTCGGCGATGTCCAGGCTCAGTACGCGTTAGACCGAGCAGGGCTTTATGGGTTCGGGGCGAGAGAGGATGAAGGTCAAACCGTAACCGAAGGTCGAACCTTCCAAGAGTATCTTGATCTCATCAAAGGCGCGAGTAATCAGTACGGTGGTTATAACACGAACAAGAACATGTCACAGATTTCGGATCTTTCAGATGCGGGGGTGATGGACCTTCGGGAAAAAATTGGTTTCCAGGGCTTCAACGCCAACGACATTATGAATCAGGCTTTTCGGAACGCGACTACTGCCAGATTTGGTAATCGATACGGTGGCAATATCGCAGATCGGGCTCTTGGCCAGCGAGCCCAATTCGCCACTACGCAAGAAGGACAGGACGATCAGTCTTTTACAAGGCAGCTTTTAGACCAGTTGAAGCGACAATTCGGAATTGAAATAGCGCCAAGAGCAAATAAGCTTTCGGCTTTGAGAGGTCTAACCTCGGATATAGCGTAGGGAGTAATCATGCCAGGTCAAAGTTCATTTCTATCGGCGTTCTACGATGGAACGCCAACTGAACAGTTCTACGCCTCGATCCCGCAAACGGGCAACACGGCGATGAAAGAATACTTTCGCGGCCAAAGTAATCGTATTTATGGCGATTACACGGCAGCCTATGGTCGCGGGTTGCAAAGTGGGCAGGACATTGGGCTGTACCCAGATTACTTGAAGGACTTTCCCTGGCTCCAGAATTTCTATAACCAGTCGCCATCTGCACGCGGAGAAACACCAACCAGGTACGCACCACGCGTGCGTTATTCCGGGTAATGGGCGCATACGACACAATCGCAGAGTCGTTCAAAGAAGCACGAGTGTCTCTGAAAGAGAAGCGGATTCAGCAAGTAGCGCCTCCTCCTCCGCCTCCTCCTCCAGCGCCGGCTCCTCGAGCTCCGGTTGTGCCTCAAAGGCCGGCACCTGCTATTCCACCTTTGATCGCTGCGCCGTCTGTTGAGTCCGATCCTGCACAAGAGTTGCTAACAGCCTTGTCAGATTTGCAAGAACGAGGTCAGCGGTATGGAGTCGACACAACTCAGTTCGATCCCCGTCCTGGTTCAACGCCTTTCGAGTTCGCTGATGAGGTTCACAGCGTTTTCGACCAGATCGATTCCAAAGTCATGGCAGACCTTCAGGCTCGACAAGAATATGAAACTGACCAAGCCTCGGCATTCAGAAACAAATTCGATGCTGCCGTAGCGCCTCCTTCACCAATTCAAAATCCTAGTAATGGTGTGTTGCCAGGGGTGGCAGTACCAAGCGAAACTCCAGACTGGTTCAACCCGGATGCGACTCGTGGGATGTGGGCTGCCAATTCGATGCTAACGCTTCCACCAAAGGGTAGAGGCTATCTCGACGACGAAGGCAACGATATTGGACTCGAGCCATGGAGGGCTGCGATCCGTCCTGTTCTAAACGCCAATACGTTCGAGGAATTTGGACGAGGATTAGGGGATAAATATCCACTTCCTATAAGTGACAATCTTTCCGCCGCAGCCCAGTCAAATCCACTCATAAAGAACATTCTGAAACCAAGTCTAATTGGAGACATCGCCGGTCCCGTTTTACGAGGGGCAGCGCATACAACGTCGCCACTTGAAATTGCATTCACTATTGCTACTGCTGGCTATGGTTCAGTCGTTACGCAAGCTATTAGGCGTATGGGCATCCCCGTCATCAGTAAAATCGCCGGTGTTGCTGCGCCAATGCTCGAGAAGGGCAACTTTGCCCAACGTCTTGGTGTTGAGTGGGCTGCTGGTGGTGTTGCCCCAGAAGTCGGAGCAAGTGCAGCTATGGGCGCTTTCGAGGATGCCCCTGCGCCTGTTCAGATTGGTGCGGGATTAGCCGGTGGAGTTTTAGCTGCGGGAACTACGCTGGTTGCTCCAAGACTCGGTATAAAGGGATTGAAAGCATCCAAAGACCTTGTTACTGAGGGAATCCAGACTGCGCTCCGTTTAGGCGAGGATTCCGCAACCGCAGTAGGCAAGGCGAACACAGGAAACGTATTACTTCCTGCGAGCCCTGATCCGGTTGTGGCTGCTCGATCGGGCAGTCGAGATCCGAACGTCTTGATCGACAACATGCTCGAACCTATGCCCAGAGTAGTAAATGGAGAGTTCACTCCTAGAGGGCTCGATTTCGATACAGGACTTCCAAAGGATCTCGAAACAGTTCCAGCCAGGATCTTCGGCGATTTTGCGATCGTGAAGACTCCAGCCGGCGAATTCAAGGTTAGTCATATTCCAAGCGGCCAAGCGATTGGTCAGCCGCATCGACTTCTAAAGGATGCTAAGAAACAAGTTCAGTATTCGATCTCGATGTCAGATCCCGAAGTTCTGAAAATATCCGATCCGGACCAATTCCCGAGCGAAGCCACCTGGCGACTTCGCATGGCGTGGGATCGATCGATGGGACGAGACGTCACTCACGATACCTATGTTCTTGGATTCAAAGATCCTGTGGCTGAGTCGATCCTCCCAGAAGGCGGTATCCTCGGCGACGACTTCGGTAAAGCGCCAGAAGGCACAACCATCACCATCGATGGTGTCGAGACCAGGCTTGGACCGGACGGTAAGCCGATTGTGGAGACCACGGCACGAACAATCGACCCTCGTGAAGTCGAGGCCGATCGAATCATCGCCGAAGCTGATGCCGAGAAGGCTCACGCCGACCTGGTGAAAGACGACCCGGCTGTTATGGAAGCAGCGGCAAACTACCGAATCGCTCGTGACTACTCAGAGACGGCTTTGAAAGATCCAAAGACCACACCCGAAGATAATGCTGTGTGGCGTGACCATGAACTCGAGGCTTACCAGGCACTCAGGGCGGCAGAGGCCGCTGCTGTTGCGCCCGGAACAACGCCCAAGTTTGCATTTGAAGGTGAACCAGACTTAGTTCTGCAACATGGAACTGATGCTGAATTTACAGGAATTCCTAACGCTGGTAAAGACGGAAGGATTTACTTTTCCGACAGCACTATCGAAGGCAGAGGTGCTTCCTCATTCTATGGCGATACGGTAAAGAAATTCAACTTATCCGATGATGCCAGAATGATGGACAGGGATGAAGTTCTCACTAAAAAACAAGTGAAGAATATTATCGCTGGGGCTGAAGATGAAATTCGGAGACTCGGCTTACCAGAATCAGAGATAGCTAGGTATAAAGAATTAATAACTCTAACTGTTGATAAAAAAGGTCGTGCAACCGCAGGTGAAATTTCCGACAGGTTGGATAGTGTAGATCGAAGTATAAACCCTAAGATGGGAGAGCCGGGCTATGACTTCAGGGGAGGGCAGTCAAAGTCTAATATTGCCAATGCAGGGCTGTCACGAGAGTTTGATTTTATCGCTCCAAGCGGTAACAGACCTCACGAGTATTCCGTTCTAAATAAGGACGTAATTATTGACTCAGGTTTACGGCAGGATAACTTAGAACCAGTCGGGATACGCAAAGGACCTGACCCAGACTTTAATCAGTTCGGTGAGCCATATCCCACCACTCCAGCCACAGGCACGGCTGCTGCTAGGGGGGCTGGCATCCCTACTATCGATGAAATCGCCGCCGACTTAAGGAATCAAATAGCCGACCCTTTATCGCCGCAGAGTGAAAAAGGTTTAATGCTTTTCCCCGAAGACTCTCTAAGGATTAGAGCAGCTGCATTAAACCCAGAAGCTAATGCCCAAGACCTTGTTAAGTTCAATGATGAATTTGGGATTGATCCAGTTTCCTTTGAAATCCCAGAAGGCCATATGTGGAACAATGGCAGAATTCAGCGTTACAACTACCCTCCAGGAGTTAGACCAGGGTTTAAAGAAGATGTTGCGCCTGATTTTACAACTCGTCTTCGATCTGAGCTGGATCTTCCTCCAGTCAAACAGGCTGGGGGAGCCGTCACGACAGGCAACCTAACACTCGACGGCAATCGTGCCGAATTCGAGACCCGGTTCGCTGCGCTCAGCAAGCTAACAGACGATGCTGAAAAGACCCCAAATCGGCAGATGACCGAAGAAGAAGTTGCGCTATGGGACAACGGAAATAATTGGGAAGAATTCTCACGATCTCGCGGCTACACCGAGGCGGAGATTCAAGACCACCAGGCGTTTCTCGATGCCTACACCGAAGGTCGTCAACTTGGCTACTCGGATGATGAGTTATTTGACATAACCAGAGCCACCCAAAAGGATGGCGAACTCCCTGTTGCTGATGATTTGCCTACGTCCGGACAAGCTGCGTTTGACGAGGCTGGTGAGGTCGGAGTACGTGATGTCGGGCCTCGTGAAGACGACATAATCAATGACGACTCACGACGAGTTCAGGGCGGGTTCTTCGGTGAGGAAGACTTGAAGACTTCTGAACAAGCCGCAGAAATGCTTGAAGGCACGCCGTTTGAAAAAGTCTACGATGACACGCCAGTTAGTCAGGCAGAGCAGGAAGTCGACGGAATAATCAAAGAACTCGAGATTGTTCAATCTCGAGGTATGGCTGATGAGATCATTCAAGGCCGTGTTGATCGCCACGACGCGCCTAAAGGCTTCTCGATGAGAGGTATTTCGGACGATGCGATCATCAAGTGGATGGAAGCAAACCGCCCGGAGCTCAACCCTTACGAGACCGGAGTTCTCCACAACATCGATTTTGAGCCTGATGAATACTCGGCGCTTCGGCAGATGAACCGCACCAACCCGAAAGGCAAGTCGAAGGCCGCTGACAAACGTGCGGCGAGGGAACTAGCGAAAGATCTCGACGAGGCCCGGTACAGGTTGGAGGAGGCCGAGTCAGCTGAATATTACGCAAAATTAGCAGCAAACGATCCGGACACGGACAACTTCGGCAAGGTCGACAACCTTTGGGATCAGCCAACCGTGGCTACCAAGTCCGGATACAACATTCACGAGGATTTGAAGAAAAGTAAGCCTCGGTACGGGTATCAGCAAAAGCACCCACCGCTTGATTTCCAAGACGACTTCGATCTGTTGCTTTACACCGCCACCCGGAAGACCCGAATGGGCAACCGGGCGGATAAATTTGGCCTAGAAATGGACGCTGAATTCGGCCCCGAATGGCGTCAAGCTAGTGGTCTGATTCGACAAGCTGGACGAGACCTCGAGGCGCGAATCAAAGAGCAAGTGAAGAATGCTCCGGACGACGGCGAAACGATCGTTGTTGAGGTTGATGGCGCTTACGACAGGTTGAAGGCTGCAACCGGGCAGACGTCGGAAGGTCGGCCAGCAAGAACAGCCAATTCCTCGACACCAGCGTCAGGGCTCGAGGACGCTCGCTACACGGTCGACAAAGAGACCGGCGAGATCATCGACATCATGCGCGGGCCGCTAACCGCCGAAGAAGTCTCACAGCTTCCGGAGTTCCTGCTTGCAAGGTTGAGGGCGTTAGGCATCAGCAGCCAGAACCCACGACCGGCAGCGAGCCAGATGAGTGCCGGTGGTCAAGGCGTCGTTCCTGATTCTGGCGTCCGCCCGGTTCAAGGCACTGGAGATCCGGTCGTAATGGGTCCACCGCTTGATGTTCCTGGTAGTGGTGGCGGAGTCCAGCAAGCGACTCAGGGCGGCGTCAGGCCACCTTTGAAGACTCATCCGACTGAATATGTTGCAGACGTGAACACTGTCAAGTCTGTCGAAGCTGCTAACGCCGCTTTGAAAGGTGAAATCATTGATTCAGCAGTCAAGGGATCTCCAGAGGATATGGGTGCTTCTGCTCAATTAGAGACTGGTAAGCTGGCTGACTTCCTTCGGTATATAGTTCCTAAAGACCACGCTGTCGATGAGAAGTTCTTGACAGCTGTTCAAGTCGGCGAAAACCTCAGAAACGTAAGTGCCCTACTCGCTCGATCATTAGATCCTGGTCGACTGTGGGACACGATTCAAAAGGGTCGTCACGGCGGCGTTATTTCAGAGTTCATTGGATGGCCAACTAGGCGGATACTTCGAGCAAAACTCGAAATGTCAGACAAGATGAAGTCTGACTTTGCTGCGCTTATGACTAAACACCGAGTTACTAAACCGAAACACATGGAGGCGGTTGGTGACGTCATCGAATATATCGGCACAAAGGACATCGAAGGAAAAGTATCGACCGAGGATTTGCTAAGTCGCAAGGTCATATTTAAACTCCTCAAGGAGTTTCCGTCCGACGAGCGCCGAAGAATCGTTGAACTCGCGCTTGAGACTCGTAACTTCTATGACAAAGTTCTTTATGCGATAAATTACGCTCGTATCAAGCGCGGCGACAAGCCGATTCCTAAACTGGATAACTACCGACCGTGGATCATCGCACAACGAGCATGGAAAGAACGAATCAAGGATGGCTGGAAGTCCAAAGGCGCAGGCGGTTACGAGGGCATGACCCCGAAGATGGCCGAAGAAGTCTTCGGTCGTCGATCATATCCAACCTTTATGGCCCCGCAAAGCGTTATGAACGATCGCGCAATGCAACGTACTTACGGTCTAAAAGACGTCGGCAAAGAACGAGATATTGCCAAGCTAACGTATAGCTACATCGACTCTGCACTGGATGATATTTACAACAACACAATCATCGCCAACGTCACGCGGCACACGAAGGTCTTGCGTGAGAATGACCTCATCAAATCGGCGGATGCACTTGATACCTGGGCGCAGGAAACCTACGCCGGAGTACCAACTCCGTTCACCAGGTTCATGCGTGATTCTTTACCGTATGTACCTGTCGATCATCTGATGTGGGTACGTCGACAACTGACTCGAGCTGTATTCCCGTTGAACTGGAGTTGGAATATCGCTGTCCAAACATCATCTGTTGGGCTTACATACACGCGCTACGGCGGAATGAACACGATGAAGGCCCTCAATATCGCGTACGACACCACGACTAACGACTGGATCAAAAAACACGCCTACTCAGCCATTATGAAAAAACGTAATGGAGGAAAAGTTGTCTACCAGGACCTCGGCAACGCTCTTGAAAAACATGCAACTCTTGAAAAGTCCAAATTCGAGAAATTTGAAGATATTGGAAACTTCCTCTCATCGACCATCGAAGAACGTCTTACGGCGCATGGTATAGCAGCTGCAAAACTCAAAGGAGAGCAACTAGGACTCACTGGCCGGTCGCTAATCGAATTCGCATCAGAAGGTGGAGCTCGAACTCAGTCGATGTACAACAGGGAAGATACGGTTGGTTGGCTCCGATCCCCCGAAATTGGAATCATTGCACCATTTCAGACGTTTGCGTTTGAAATGCTCAACACTCTAAGAGAACTCAACATCCCGATACTTCGTGGCGTCGAGATCCCTGGCATAGTTCCGTATCTAGGAAATAAGAACATTGGGATTGGTCAAGCGGGAGCATACGAAACGCTTAGCGCAAAGAGAATTACTCTTGGTAAACAAGGGACAAAGGACGGCAAGCCTGTTTACGGACTTTCGGATGCAACAGCCGAGCATCGTGTAAAGAACGTCCTTCGCTTGGTGGCCGCAATGTACGTTACCAATCTTGTCCAAGACAAACTTATGGACCGTAAGCCGTGGAACCTCGGATCATTCATTCCTATGTATAACCTCATCGTAGCTGGTGCTGCTGGATCAGGACCGATGAACCAGCCCTTGTATCAGAAATACTCTGGCGACTTCTTCGATGCTGTCGGTGAGTACGTTGAAATAGGCCGATGGCAGCCGATGAGGGATTTCGGTCTTCGTTACTACACTTTCGGAGGCGGACAAATTGCTCGTACATGGGGTGGCATTGAAGCCGTTGCAGAGGGTGGAGTCAGAAACCGTTCAGGTATGAAGAAATTTGAGTTGACTCCAGCCGACCAACTTGCAGCGTACACGGGCGGTGTCTATGCGACACAGCCAGGCAAGGACTACTTAGATGCCCGTGTCGACCGAACAGCAGTCGAGGAGTTTGTTGGTTTCGACTTGCCCGTAATCGGAGGCTACTCAAACGGCATTAAAAAAGAGTACAGAGAGAAATTCGAGGAATATTACGACATCGATAAGGATATTAAAGGATCAAAGGGTCGAATCGCATGGCGCAATAAGAACTGGGAAGTCGATGCGAATATGTTCACGGTCGGTATAGTCCGGTCGATACAATCGCCTCGAGCGAGAACACTCGCACAAGAACTCTTTGAAAAACACGAGATTATTGATTCAGAGACCGACCCGGAAGATCTCGAAGTTTACCGTCGCCACTTGGGAACCTCATTTGTAAGAAAGATGCTTGAAGGACTCGAACATACTCCTGGTTTGGAAAAACTTCCGCCGCTCAAAAAGCTACCGGATTCAAGCAGTAACGAAGGTTCTAGCGTTCCGGGACTTGAGAAGTTATCATCTAGTCCGACCGATCAATGGAACAAGGTTAGCAATGTCCTTAACATTAAAGATCTCGTTGCTCTTAAAAAGATTTGGAGTAATGAAACTATTTCCCGACAAGAGACCGAGTCGCTGAAAATTGCTTTTGAGAAGGAACCTATGGGTCAAACCAACTTTAGAAAGTGGTCTCGACAGACCCTTCGCCAAATCCAAACAAACGCAGCAAACGTGCGTACTCAACCAGAATTTGCTAACGTATAGATACCTGGAGTTATTTATTTGACGACCGAACAGACCTCACAAGACCAAAACCTTTTGACTGCTGCTGAACAATCCGCTGCTACTGGACAGGCTGACAACAAGCAACCTGCCGGCTCGCAAGGTAATTCTGCTGCCTCGGAGAATTCTGGGAATAGTGGAGCTAATGGAAATGGCGGCCCGGATACGCTGAGAAGCGAACTCGACGCCGCAAACAGTACGATCGCTGCGCTGCGAGACCAGGCTTCACAGTCTAATCTCCAAGCACAAATCGATCGTGTTGAAGCAGCAAACCAAGCTGAGTTAGCAGCAGATCAGCAATCTATCGAAGATGGCAACCTGACCGCCGCTGACGCCACACAAAAGGCTCTAAACCGACAACAGAACGCCCAGAAAGCAGTCGAAGATATTGCTCGAAATGCCCGAGGCTATCAGCAAGAGGTCGATTCAGGCCTTATTGCTCGTCTCGGAGTTGCCCAAGAAATTGCAGCACAGTATGACGGGGTTGACGCAAATGTCCTCAATTTGGACAAAACGCTGACTAACCCGGAAATGATGCAGATCAAGGCACGAGAAATTCAACTCGACCAGCGTGAGGCAAATGCCGTAGGTACTGAAAACTTTGATGCTGGCCAGCGTGGATCTGCTTCTATTGAAGTAAACGATATGAGTCCAATCGAGAAAATCTCGGCAGGGCTCTCTAAGCAACGGTAATCCTATAAGGGTTGCCAATAGAGGTTCAAATGGCACTTACACTTGTTGAAGCCAGTAAATACTCGAATGATGTCCTTCAAAGAGGCATAATCGAGTTGATAGTAAAAGATGATCCAATTCTGGATCGCCTTCCATTCAAGGACATTGTAGGAAACGGTCTGACGTATGACGTCGAGACAACTATGTCCGGTGCAGATTTCTACTCAGTCGGCGACACATGGGTCGAGTCGACTGGTACTGTCACGCAGCACACCGCTCACACCAAAATTCTTGGTGGCGATGCTGACGTAGATAACTACCTCAAAGCTACAAGGTCCAATGTCCAGGATCTTATGGCCGAGCAGATCGAAGCAAAGACAAAGGCGATTCGACACGCCTACATGAACACGTTCTTCTACGGATACGCCGCAACGGAAACCAAGCGGTTCGATGGTGTCCATCAGCTGCTAACCTCCGAGTCCTACAACACAATCGCTGTTGGCGGAAGCGGTTCTCCTGCTGTTCTCAGTATGGAAAAGGTTGAAGAACTGATCGACCTCATCACAGACGGCAAGCCCGACATGCTTGTTATGACGAAGCAGATGCGCCGCTCGATCAACGTCTACTTGAAGTCCGTTGGCGGTCTCACGTATGACGAGTCTGCTAATAAGCGGGTTCAGACAATCCTCGAAGTTCCAGTCCACGTTTCCGACTTCCTCTCGAACGACGAAGCCTGTGACAAAGACTACGGGAATGGCTACGGCCACCAGCCGACAGATGGAACGGCACTTGGCGATGACGATAACTCGACATCGATCTTTGCTCTCCAGTTTGGTGCAAAAGCACTCTCCGGTGTGCAGTCGATGGGCATCACGACCGAGAAGTTTGCCAAACTTGAAAACAAGGACGGCGCTCGAACTCGTATCAAGTGGTATCCAGGACTGATGATGCAGTCAATCATCAGCTGCTCGAAGCTGACTGGTCTCCAGCCAGCAGGAACAGTAACCGCCTAACCAGGTACTCGCATCCCTGTGTGCGTAATCGCAGGGAGGACGTCAACAGCCTCAATCCTTCAAAATGGGGCGAAAATTCAAATAAGGAAATAAGTCCGTGGCATTCACATACACAGACAAAAACCAGAAGCGAACTGTTCGTACTGGTAAGACCTATAAGGCAACCGTAAATGCGGCTGTTGTTGTTGGAGATTTGCTCGCACCAGCGAACGCAGATAACTCCAGCACATTCAAGCTGGCTGACGACTCTACTCGAGTAAAAGCAACAACAGTTGCAATTGAATCCTCAACGGCAGCAGGAGAAGAAATCTCCGTTGCTGATTGGGCCGAGTTCGCAACTGAAGACACTATTGGCACTGGTGGCGTTGTCACTCAGGTCTACTTCGCAGCGTCAAGCGACTTCCTCGGTGCGGCGTTGTACTTGGGTGAGAGCGGTAAGCCGTCCTCTGCGATCGGTACGTCCGGTCAACAGATCGGCATCCTAACCGCTCGAAAGCGCATCTTGGTCAATCCTGGGGTTTACGGAAACTCTCAGGAATTGAGCAACATTATTGCCGATCCTGGTGCTTCGGGCGCAATCCCGGTCATCAAGTCCGGTTCGGTGTCGATCGTTTCGGCAGGTGCAGAGACTCGAACCGTGGCAGACCCCTCGTTTGTCGGACAGACGCTTAACATTGGCTTGAAAACCGATGGTGGTGCTGTAACTCTGACAGCCGCTTCTCCTGTAAACCAGACAGGAAACAACACCCTCATCTTTGCAGATGTGGGGGACCACCTCTTGCTTATGGCATCGGAAGATGGAGCTGACATCGAATGGCGAATCGTCGCTAACGATGGCGCTGCCCTTTCAACGGTCTAAGCTAGGAACTGACGCTCTGATTGGGGGCCGGTCATTTTGGCCGGCCCTCGTTTTAAAAGCCTGGAGGCAGTATGGATACGATGAAATGGTCCGAGTTCAAACAAAAGAATTTGGAAGACATGAAGCAAATGAAGAACGTAATCGTTACCGGCGATGGTGATGAGATCTTCATTGCAGTTATTGGCTCTCAACATTTGATGCGTAACGAAATCGTTGCCAGGTGTGAGCAAATCGACAAGGGACGGGTTGCTTTGTCGTGGGATTAGACTCAAAGTTTGAAATGCAACCTACAATCGAAGCCGTACTTCGCGACAAAGATGGAAATATCAAACAGGTTTGGGCAGAAGCGGAACCAGGAGAGACTCTTGAACAGGCTCAATTACGAGTCATATCCGCAAATCAGTTACCAGACCAGGAAGAAAAATAATGGCTGTATACGCATGTAACGCAGGGTTTACAGAACTTGCAAAACTAGGTGCTGGTGAAACTGCCTCTGCGTGGACTCACATTGCCCTGGCAACCAATAAAGGACGAACTGCAAGTGCTACTACACTTGATGCTGAAACAGTTGCCTCTGGTCTCGCTCGTGCTGCTGCGACTATGTCGACTGTAACTACAACAGTTACCGATGACACGATTCAGGCATATAAAGTATTCACAGCAGGTGCTACTGTCCTTGTTAAAGAGGCTGGAGTGTTCAATGCGTCAAGCGGCGGCGACATGCTAATGGTTGGGGCTCTTGCACCGGAGGCATCAATGGTTTCCGGTGACACTCTAACAATCACCATGAAGTGCAAGATCCAAGCTGCTACATAATAGGAGCTCGATATGGCAACTACATTTCAGCAGGTCGCTAATAATGCGATAGGCACTCTTGACACGACTATAAGTGCCTCGGATACGAGCGTTGTTCTTGGGTCAGGCGAAGGCGCTTTATTCCCGTCTTCTGGATCATTCCACATATCGATCGGTACAGAAATTCTTATCTGTACTTCCAGGTCAAGCGACACACTGACTGTTAGTAGGGCCGCAGAGTCGACTACTGCCGCAATTCATACAGCTGGCGCTATCGTTGCCCTCAATATCATCAGCAAGCACATCTCAGACCTCAACACAGCCGTCAACGCTGTCGAGACTATACTTGCGACCTCTGGCGGTCTACGAGGCAATCTAAGCGATGAAACAGGATCAGGTGGAGCGGTTTTCGCTACTGACCCTGTTCTAGTAGCCCCCCGTTTAGGCACACCCCACTCAGGTGTAATGACTAATGTGACAGGGACAGCATCAGGACTGACCGCAGGTACGGCGACAGTAGCTACAACAGTCACGATCACTGACAACGAAAGTACAACCGAAGCCAACCCTATTATCTTTGCGGCTGGTGCGGCTGGTGCGGGTAACATCGCGCTGGAATCCGATGGGACGCTAACCTACAACCCTGGTACGGGTGCGATAACGGCAGCAGGATTCGTCGGTGCGCTAACAGGCAACGTCACAGGTAACGCCAGCGGTACAGCCGCTACCGTTACAGCAGGCACACAGGCCTCTATAACAACCCTTACTAACGTGGTTACGGTTGGCGAACTGGTCAATGGCTCTATCGCCTCTGGCTTCGGCACGATCAACAACGGCGCAAACACGATCACCACTACGGGACTCGTTACTGCTGGCGCGCTTACCGTTAATGGCACGACTACCCTCAACGGGGCTTTGGTTCTAGGTGATGCCGCTGGTGACACCTTAGACATCACGGCTTCCGCTACTGTAAGCACAGACTTCAAATTTGCCGACAATGTAGATATTGCTCTTGGCACTAATGCGGACATTCTTATACGTCACAGCGATGCAGTCTCGGTAAATGCCGAAATTACTGACATTATCATTGGCACGTCTGTTCACCCCGGCGTTGCTGCCAACTCGCTACTCGTGTCGAACATCACCCAAAATGGCGACATGATGTTTGCAACCAACCGTGGTGGTAACACTGAAGCACACATGCTGTTCGATGCTGATGCTGGTGACACCTTCCTCTATGCCCGTGGCGTACAGGCTGTGAAAATCACTGGTGGTGGAGCAATCGTTGTCACGCCATCAATTACCGCAAATGGTGGAGTGGTAGGCGATCTCACAGGCGATGTAACAGGCAACGCTGACACCGTAACGACTAACGCAAACCTGACTGGGGATGTAACGTCTAACGGAAACGCAACAACAATAGCTGGCTTAGCGTATTCAAAGTTAGCCGCCCTTGCATCTGGAAACATCTTAGTAGGTAACGGTTCAAACGTAGCGGTTTCTGTAAACCCATCAGGCGATGTGGATGTGACTAACGCCGGTGTGTTCAGTATCTCATCAGGGTCAATCATAGATGATGATGTGAAGTCTGATGCAGCAATAGCTATATCTAAACTAGCTACGATCACTTTAGCAACCAATACCACTGGCGATTATGTTCAGAACATTACCGGGGGAGTTGGGATTGACTCAAACGGGGCAACAAGCGGAGAGAATATCGCACATTCACTCACGCTAGACCTTTCGGAACTTGCAGATACAGCGATTGCTAACGGTGACTACATAGTATTTACAGACACTACTGATAGTAATGCGTCCGTTAAAGGCGACTTAGCTGACGTAGCAACTCTGTTTGCTGGCACAAGCCTGACCGCCTCTAGTTCTGTCATAAGCGTTGACGATGACTTTCTGAAGAACGATGCTAACGACACGACATTAGGAACAATTACTGCTGCTGGATTTACCGCTTCAGATGACACAGATGTAATCTTAGGTGAGGCAGGAAAAGTAAACTTTGCC